ATGGTTGTGATTGAGGCCATTTACTGGTGTTCCATACGGGTTAGGTCTTAATCCTAGGCCAACTTCTTCCCAGGCACGTAGTCCAATCACAGCACGACTGGGCTCAGTAAGTTGAACTATCACAAGATCCACTGCAGGATCTTTGACACAGTCGTGCAACTTTTCAACGTAAAAACTATTGCCGGCGCCGGGACTGGCAGCACGAACTAAGTCACACCCAAGTTTATCTGCTACCAAGTCAGGCCAACTAACACCGTAGTCAGTGCTGGAAAAACTGTCTCCAATGGCTGCTAATTTTTTATACATCGGCCAATATTGTCACAATGTCCAACTGCTGTTGTGCGTGTTCTACTGCGGCCATGGCGTCTGCCACTGCTGGACTACGTTCAGCCAGCGCCTTAATTTTTTTCTCACGGTCCATTTTCTCTCGGGCCCACTGTACTACTGCTTGCACATCAGGAGCAAGTTCCACAGTAGCATAACTTGTAGATAGTGTTAGCCAAGCAATGCCATCGTACACTTCTATGTTGCTGGAGTTTGGGTTATAGCGCAACATCCCGGCACTTTGTGCTCCAGGGCTTATATATGTTGTTATAGGGTTGCCTCCCATAACAGTTATACCAGCACCACCTGTTATATTTTTAATCATGTCACCATCCTGCTTGGGTTAAAATTTCTCGAGCATACTCTTGATCTGCAGAGTAATCTGCAAACTTCTTCTGCCATACATCTGAGTCAATGTAGGGCCATACCATTGCTATCTGACCAGCATCTAAACTACTCAAAAACCGTTGCCCAGATTCACTGTTGTAGATCACCCAAGGACTGATGCGTCCTGTTGTGACTGCGTACACAGTGGCGTTGGTGCCACCATAGCGCAAACAGTCTTGCGCAGGGTTGCCTGTTTTCTCTGCCCAGTCGATGCTGTATTCCATTGCACGTGCCAAGGCATCGTTGATATTTTCCACTTGCAAATAGAATAGCAGATACTCTGTATACACTGTGTCGCGACACCAGTGGTCAATCTTTTTGTTTTGTTTCAGCACCCATTCCATAAAACGTGCAGGATTGATGGCACGTATGCTCACACAGTAACGTCCAAACTTTACAAATGCTCGGTAATAAGGGCTGTCACAAAAGTCATCATAAGTTTTTAACTTGGCGCTGCCTTGCGTCATTTCGTAAAACTTAATGTATGCTTGGAAGCCCAACTCTACGCCGCGCTCTGAACGTTCTTGTCTACGTCTGCGTGGCTCACAACTATGCACAGTCAGGCTGGTTTCCTTGACAAAGTCTTTCTTACAATACTGACAGGTGTAACTCATGTTAATATTTTATTATCTTTGATCCACTGTGTCAAGTACTCATTAAGGTACTGGTAGTCTGTCGGAAGAATGTGCCGTAAATTTCTTGGCGGTTGCTCTACACCCGGAAGAGGTTCACTAGCAGTTGCACCTTGATCATGCTGCCACGGAACAGCAACCCAAGATAACCCATCAACAAATGCCGGATTGTTTTTTAACAAATCAAAACGACTTGAATTGTTCACTGCATCCGGGATTGATTGATCTGGGTTATTCCAAAATACAATTTTATGTCCTCGACGTTCTAGGTCGGCTGTGACTGCAACACATCTATACATGAGATCTTCTAACTGATCTGCCTGGGCGAATGCTGCCGCTTTGAACAAAAGATTTTTATAAGTGTCAGTGTCAGTATCGGTCCAGTTCCATATAAACTTGCCGTCGGCATGTTTTTGGCTTTGTGGATTTATCCAGCCACCTTCAAATGTCTCTTCGCCATTGGTTTCTACAATGGGCAATTCCCATCGACTCATAAATGTCAATCCAACCAAGTACAAAGATGGAACATCTGTTTGATAACTGTGCTTGATAGTGGTTCTTAATATTCTACTATTGTTGGCGCCGCCTAGAGCAAGAGATTTATGCTGAGGCAATCCAAGAGCCAATGCCAACTGCTCTGGACCAGACCCTAGTGCCCAAACTTCATTGTAACTACACCCGTTGACTACTAACTGTTGAATCATTTTTTCTTGTCTTGTCCTGAATCTTTTAGGTAAGCATCAATTTCTTTTTGTGTTGTTATTTGCATCATTACTTCTATCTCGTCATCTTTATAGTGTGGATAAATTTCTTGTAACTGTTTGCGTTTAGCACTGGCACCTGCTTCTTTTTTCTTAGGAGCAATCCAAGTATGTCGTGGAGTTCCCATATCCGGGCTAACAGTTGTAGCACACAGCCATTGAAGTTCTGGATGACGGCTCAGTGCAAAGAAGTGTTTGTTGAAACGCTCATTGGTAGCAATAAGATAAAACTCTTGCAGTTCTCGAGAACCTTCTACTGCGCTTCCCCAACGTATCATGAGATAGTTGCTGAACTTCTTGCGTTCATCCTCTGTCAACTCACGATAGAAGTTGCGATTCTTGCGATCAAACTGTCGCATTTCGTTGGCAATGTTTAACTTGTCACTCATTTGTTTTGATCTTTGATCAATAGATATATTGTTATGACACGATCTAGTGCATCTTGTAAAGCAACGTTGGTCTTTGCTTTTCTACGAATCTCGCCCCACAGTTTGGAATCCATGATATGCTCGCGCAATGGTCTTCCGTCACTGGTACGTGGGTCACCTGTTTCCATTACCAGGCCTTGTTATAGTCTACAATCTCACAGTTGCGACTGATGTCTTTGACAAAATAAACACAGTCCGGCTTGGGATCGTCTGACAAAGGAATACACAACATCTGCCCATTCTTTAACTTAGGAGCATACCAGGCCACTTCATGATATACGTCTACAATTTCAACAGTTGGAAAACTTGGACGGAAACTGCTGAGTGGATTAAATTGGAATACTTTAAATCCACGATCGTTAATGCTGGTTAGCGGCAGTACTTCCAAGTCACCCACTTCGGGCTCACCAATAAGAATTTGCCAATCCATGGGCATACGTATTTTGTGCTCGCCAATTTGTAAAACCAGTGCAGGCGCATTAAAACTTTCAAGAAATATAAGTGGAATATAATGATAGTCAGGGTCTTTGGGATCGCTGTTGTCAAATATAGCAAACCTCATGTCTTCAACTTCCTCTGGAAGATGGTCAAGGTCAAATGCTGTGTTATCTAGTGTTAGTATTCTCATGTGTGTATAATATAGTATAACTGGTCAAATGTCAAGAGATTCAACAGTTATTTCCATTCCAACTTTTCCTGAGAGAACGGATAGTTTGCATCTCGATAAAATGCTTTACGTTTGGTCAAATGACGTTTGGCAAATTTACAAGTGCTGGTTATATCCCAGATCTCTACGTGATCCTTGTCTTCCGCTTTTCTAATGCCGCGCCCAATTGATTGTATAACACGGACAAAGCTCTTTCCGGGTTCAAGAAGAACCAAATTAAAAATCCTTGGAATATTAATACCCACAGCGGCCACACCGTAAGTCGCCACAATAATCTTCCCAGTACTCGTCGCAACTTCATCATACTCATCTTGTCTTGCTCCTGCTTTTGTTGCACCTGAAACAAACACTGCTCGATCGCCCAGGCGTTCAATCAAAGCATGACCGGCTGCTACACGGTCCACCAATACCAGTGTATTGCCTGTGTCGTTAACGTGCGACACCAAGTTGGCAATGGCAGTGAGTCTGTCTGGCTCTTCCAGCAAGAACTTCAACTCACTTTGATAGTTGCTAAACTCTGCGTGGTCTACCAACTGCACAATGTTCACATGACACTGTGCCAGCACGCCGCGATCCTGCAATTCGCTTGCACTGAGTTGATTGATAACAGGACCAAGACTACACTTTAGTGCTTGGAATTCAAACGGCTCTTTGGGCACAGTTCCTGTTAGACCCCATCGAATTGGCACCCTAGACATTACGCCAGTTAACAAAGATTTAAGTGCATCTGCTTTGGCCATGTGTACTTCGTCTACCATCACACACACCACGTCTTCGATAAAGTCTTGGATAGTAACATCTGCTACACCGTTCTTTGTGTTCTTTAATAACACATTTAAACTTTGCCATGTACAAATTGTATGTGTCCGGCCATGCTCTTTACGATCACCAAAGTAAACACCAACATCCAAGCCCAAGTTCTTGTAGTCTGCTTCTGTTTGTGTAACCAAACTCTTGTTAGGCACAATAACAATACTGCGTCCATAGGGTTCTATGCTTAAACTCAGTGCCGCAGTCATCAAGGTCTTGCCTGCACCTGTGGCCACTTCTTGGATACACTGTGGATTGCCTAGGAAGTTGTTGATAATCTCCACTTGGTAATCACGCAACACCACCGGCTGTCCTGCCATTGGATGTGTCTTGGGCCATGCCTTGTGTGCAAACGAATCTTCTTTGATCTGTGTAAAGTCAAATACAGTAGAGTACTCGCGTTGGTCATCTAGTTCAATGTCGTAATTGAACTTTTCTAGTATGGGAATAATTTCAGGCAACAAATTTACATAAGTGCTGCCACCAAGTTGGAAGTAACTGACCTTGCCATCCCAACGCCCTAACCTAACCGCAGGCAAATAACGTGCGCCCGGAACGTCATATTTAAATGCATTTACTAAAGCACGCCGAGCATCAAGTTCTAGTCCGTCGACTTTGATGTTGACTTCGTCTTTAATTACTATTGTTGCGTGTTTCATATGTATGGTGCCAACTCTGGGAATGTGATGGCAAAGTTTGTGTTTCTATATAGGTCATGTTGGTGTACACGCTGGCAAAATTGGATAAACATGTTGCTGTCATCATTTTGGTTAAGTAATTTAGCCCAGTTCTGTACGTCCTTATCAGGACTACTGTTCAAGTAATTTACAATTTTTTGTTTTACCTCTGATGTCCAAACAGTTGGTCTCATATGCGGCGGATTATGTACACGCCCCATCCACGGTCTTGGCAATCCTATATTGTAACACCAAGAAACAAATTCGTCAAGATAATAGATGTTATACGCACTGACAGTATGACTTACACTTAGCCTAAAATTATCAGATTGGTGTGTCAGATATTGCAACACATTTGCGACTAGTGTATTCCAGTTGCCCGGATAACGTATGTATTCATACCTTGCACCAATTCCATCGATGCTAAGTTGCATATCAATTTCTTTAAAGTGTTGCCACAAATCCCACCATTCTCTATCAGGAAATACCGTTGCATTGGTAGTATAATGTAGTGTAATGTTTTTGGCTTGTCCAGAGTCTACATAGTGTTTTAACAACTGTTGTTGTTCTAAAACTCCGCTAAGGAAAGGCTCGCCGCCAGGAATATCTAAATGTACTATATTAGGTGCTTGCTCGATGAACTTATTAACAAAGTCATCACGATAAAACCGTACATTTTCAATGTCAACATTGTATATTTCTCTATATTCCTGTTGCCACCGACTACTACTGCGAGGATCACATGTTATACATTTGAGATTACAAGTATTTCCAAATGCAATGCTTGCTGTAATAAATTGATTGCTAGTTAATTTGTATTGATCGTAATGAGTTGACCAACGTTGATAATCTAGTTGTCGTTTACTTTCAATTTTATTTTGTTCTTCGATTCGACAACGTTCGCAGCCTGGTGGCCAGTTACCATGGATAAAATCTTGTTTGATTTCTGCTAAAAAGGCACTCTCAACATACTCATTGAGCGCATTATTTTGTATATTAAATTTTTGATCATACTTAGCCATTTGAAATTTGCAACAAGGCGAAATACTACCTTGAGGACTAATATCAATGTTGGTCCAAGGAGAATAACAAAAAGTCATATTTTATATATTATGTTTTTTAAATCTAAGGTTGTGGCAGGAAACTCATTTAATCCATCACATTTTATTTCGTATCCCTGTTGCCTTAACAAATGTTGAATATAGGCCTCATCAAATATTGTCAGGGTGTTTATGGGTGAATCTATATCAGTATTCAATGTTACATTAACCCATTGAATACAATTAAGTTGGCTATTATGAAACTGTTGTTTGCTTAAAAATACATTGTGTGTATTGCGTATGATGGGTAAATCAACATTGACTGTCAACTTTAATTTATTTACTATATCTACAAAGATTTTTTCAAATTGGGATAACAGATCATTTACTTCAATCTGTATACTGTCCGGAATTGTTAGATAATTTTTTCTACTGTATGTATTGTTCCACAAGTCAGTAATCCAAAACGAGCACCATTCTCTTAGTATCCAATTTGGAATAGTGTTATTTAATGGACCAGTATGCCCCCAGTGTTTAAATAATTTATCGGTGACTTCGTCTTGAGAGAAATGATCTAATATATAAGAAATTAATGCCCCATGCTGTTGTTTGAAAAATTGATTGTTATAATAATCAAGGTTATGGTCAGCGTCTGGCAATAAAGATATTATGTTATTAGTTGTGTTGATTTTTAGTATACTCTCAAAATGCTCGGATGTAATTTTAGTATGTGCTATTTTATTATCTCTATGTTGGTGACTACTACCGTTGTGATCAAATGTAAAAGGTGCAAATGTGTCTGATCTTAAATCGGTATAGTGATACAAACATCTTGTAAGATATGTACCATAACACCCAGGTGGAAAAATAACATTAATCATATTGTTATTATATACTTATTGCAAGCAAAAGTCAAAAAGACAGGTACCTTTTAAAGGGTACCTGCCATAAAACCCGGACCGGAGCCAACCTACTCCCGGGAAAAAGGAGAAAAAATGAACTAACCAACTACCACGCGAAAACCTTGGTCACGCTGTTCGTCTGCTTCGTATTGGGTATCCACAGCAAACAAAAACAACTCACCATCATAAATCTTGTACATTTGGCAC